TGACAAGCTGCCCAATTCCACCGTGCGTGACGGCGTGATCCAGCGCTTTGAATTCTGCACCGAGCTGGCGTGGAAAACCTGCCGTGAGTATCTGCTGGAGCAGGGCTATACGGAAGTGAACAGCCCCAAGCCGGTTATGCGCCAGGCCTTTGCTGACGGTCTTGTGGATAACGACCTGGTGTGGGTGGAGATCCTGAACGCCCGCAACCTGACCACGCACCTGTACGATGACGCAGAGGCCACCAAGATCTTTGAGGACATCAGAGGCAACTACCTCCACCAGTTCCAGGCGTTGGCCGGGAAGCTGGAGTAAATCACAACAAAATAAAAAAAGCCCTACCCTGCGCCAACAGGGTAGAGCCGATAAGCAGGAGATGTGCGTACACATAACCCACCCAACACTGGTTATTGTACCACACCCCTGCTCATAAATCAAGCAGGGGATTTTTGCGCCCTTTTTTAGGTGCTGCCCGCTGCTATATGCAAAGGAGAAGTGTGTACAATGCCAAGAAAAAGAGGAAACGGAGACGGAACCATCTATAAGATGGAAAGCAAGGGCTTATGGGCTGCCCAGCTGACTATAGGCGTTGACGCCAACGGCAAGCCGAAAAGAAAGACGATATACGGTAAACGGCAGGCAGATGTGCGGGCAAAGCTGGACGCGCTGAAAAATGAACTTGCCACCGGCTCTGTAATTGAGCCGGACAAGATCACCGTTGCCCAGTATATCTTATCGCTTGTCGAGACAGACCGGGCGCTGAACCAAATAGGGGACAACACCTACCTGCGCAAGCTGGCCAGCTGTAAGCGGATCGCCGCCAGCTCCATGGGCGACCGCCCGCTGCAATCCGTGCGGCCACCGCAAGTGACCCAATACCTAATAGAGATCACCAGCTGTTCCAATTCAGTGATCGCCAAGGACTATGCCCTGCTGGCCCGCTGCTTTCGCACAGCCCTTGACAATGACCTGATCCGCAAGGATCCTATGCGTGGCATGAAAAAGCCAAAGAGCAACAAGGCCACCCGCAAGGTGCGTGCTTTGACCGTAGAGGAACAGACCAGTTTTGTGCAGATCATGAACGACCAAGAGCGCGGCTGCCGCTACTGGGAGCAGATGATGTTGATGTTATGCACAGGCATGCGCATGGGCGAGATCAACGCCTTGGATGTGCACGATGTCAATTTGACATTCCGCACCGTGAATGTGCGGCGCACGGTGACCAAGGACCAGACGGATCACGCTGTTATAGGCACGAAAACCAAGACCTATGCCGGGCAGCGGCTTTTGAGCCTGACGGACGCACCGTTCCGTATTCTGTCCGAATATATAGAACAGTGGCAGCCCAACCGCTTGGATCTGCTGTTCTACGACTTCAAAGGGCACAAGATACTGACCACCAGCCAGGTCAACTTACAATTTCAGCGTATCTTGAAAAAATACAATGTGCTGGATCCGAACATTACTGGCGTGGTGTCTCTCCACAGTCTGCGGCATACATACGCCACCCGCTGCATTGAGAGCGGTATGCCTGTTAAGGTGCTCCAGAAGCGCCTTGGCCACGCCAATATCGAAACCACACTAAACACCTACTGCGATGTGTTCTCCGATTATGAGAATAAGTACACAGAGGCGGCAGACGCCTATATGCAGCAGCTTACCCCGAATGCTCCGCAGAAAAATACTGCCCGGGGATAAGAAAAGAGAAGCGCTCCCTTGCGGGCAGTAACGGCGTTGCAGTACTGTTGCAGTACAATACGGCAAAAAGCCCGCTGCAAAGCCAAATTTTGTGCCTATATTCTTGTCACCTCGACCAAAAAGGACGGCTTTTTTAGCCGTCCTTTATTTCTTCCTGTTTCCATTTTTGGCTTAGTTAAGCCAAATTTCCGCTTGTGTAAAAAATGAGAGAAAATAAAAAACTTTTGGCGTTGCAGTACTCGTTGCAGTACTTGGTAATGCGAGGTATAGAAAAAGACCGGGCAGTTACTGAACTACCCGGCCTTTTTTTACATCAGCATTGTCGATATTGGAATTATGCGGATAATGTCACCATTTTTGGCTTTAATGCCAACAGAAAGTTGTTTGTAACGCAATCCATCATCCACTAAAACAGCTTCGATGATCACATAGTCCGCAGTTTCAACCAAATCTTTGGTATCTTCCACAATCATTTTTCATTCCTCCTTTGTTTTTTGTTATACTACAAAGGAAGATGTGTTGTCAAGCGTTTTTCATTGAACTTGGTAAAAATTGCAACTTACTCACTTGCCTCTATTTTTAGCCCAGTAAAGTTCATAGCTTCAAAAATCCTGTTAATATGCTCGAAAGCTATGTCCTGTATTTCATCAAGGCAATGATCAAGAATATAATCTCTTAGCTCTTTTGTATCCTCCGGATGCATATTACATTCATAAATAAATTCCGCAGTTGCGCTTACGATTTTTTCAGCGTCCTTCTTATCCTTTTCATACACAGACGCATTAAAAGCCAGCAGTAGAGTATCATCATCCCCATTCAATGGGAATTTGGGTGAAACAAAGCACTCTATTGCCAATTCTTCTTTTCCATCCTTAATCAACTTAGTATCAACTGCAATTTGACTTATTTTGTATGCTTGCAATTTCAAATTATAGTTCATTGATTTACCCCTCCGCTCGTAATTAGATTTCTATTTATGCCATAAGAAAATCCATCTTCGCCTGATTTATAGGCATCTTTATCAATGGAAAATTGTGGAGCATGCTCTGTCCGAGACAGCCTTGATGGGACAAGAAAAACAACCATTGGATCAGTCGTTTTTTTCAATGAGGCTCGCAATGCCTCATTCACATACGCATTTAATGTCATATCGCGTTTGGTTGCTGCCGCCCATATATCCCTGTGCAATTCCGGACTTACTCTTACATTGAATGAGCCGCTAAAGCTTTTGTTTGGATCTTTGCCCTCCTCTTCGCAAAATTCCAAATAATCGTCCACCGCCTCTTTGAAAGCTTGTTCCACCTCGCCTGCGTTTTCGCACTCAAATGTGACTAAATCACGAATGCCCTCTATTTTGCCGAAAAGGATTTGGTCTTCTTGGCTATATTCCACATTCGTAAAATACCCTTTGTACTGAATAACATTGCTCATTTAATATCACCATTCCTTTCCATAGCAGCAATTATGCTTCTAATCGCAGCTTTTCTAACATACGCATCGGATCCATGAGGTTTGTGAAGAAATATTGTCGTTTTTTCTACATCATCCCTCTTTATAAATCCTACTCGAGAACCAGATGTTTTCCCTTTATTATTCTCACTATAACCGTAATGTTTCATGATTTTTCTTAATTCCTCATAGGTAAAATCACTTGGAACTAACAAAAACCGTTCCCAGAGCTTTTCAAACTGGCTCAATCTTTCCCACCTCTTTGCAACTAATTTGCAGTTGCATTCTATCATAAGAGTATGTGAAATTCAATAAAAACATGAATTTTTTTATCTTTTTGTCATATTTTTTGATAAAAAACAAAAGAAGCCCACCGATTACTCGGTGGGCTTTCTGCTTTACTTGATGAATTTACGGTCAATATCCTTTTCCCATACACACAGCCAGCCGGATGGGCAGCGCGCCCAGAGGTTACCGGTGCTGAGCAGCTTGGTCTCCAGCACAGTGATGGTGGTGCCTGCCCGAAACATAGCGTCTGCTTTTGACTTGCTGCTGGTTGCGTGGCGCCGGCCGTCCGTGGTCAGGTCCTTGACCTTCTTGCGTCCGGCAGCAGCACCTGCACCCTTGTAAATCCCCCGCACTGCCGTGGTGGTGTATGTACCCGGCTTAATGGTTGGCGCCTTAGGGCTTGCCTTACGGTAGTTCACATCGCTTTCCGCGTAAACCGTTTTAGCACCCTTGGCATTTTTGAACAGCCAAATACCGCTGATGTCTGACGCAAGGGCGGCAGGCCGCACATACACTTCCCGGGCGTTCTTCACCTTTGTGTACTTCCGCCGGTTGGCGGTCAGGGTAAACTTGCCATCATACCAGTACGGATCCAATACAATAAGATTGCCAGACTTGTCCAGGCCGCCGATATAGATATAGTGGCCGCCGTTACTGAACAGCTGCTTGCCGCCACCGCTTACACACACAATGGCCTTGCCACCTGCTTTCAGATGGTTCTTTAAGTCAGCAACAGTCTTGGCTCGCTTACTCACAATGGAATAATGCTTCTCAATGAACGCGGCCACCTTGTCCATATCGGTGCCATCTGCACTGCGTGCACCCATAAGTAGGCACTTCTGTGTCCAGGCTGCCGTGTCTAACCCAGTAAAGCCGAAGTTATGGAGCACCATAAGACTGGCGCACACCCCGCAGCCACTGGTGTAGATACAGCCGCCGGTTCCGTACTTATAGGGATGAGCCTTGCTGGGGTAACGAATAGATTTACATTTTTCGGTTGTCTGTCTGCAATAGTACAGCTTACTCATGACTGACCTCGCTCTCTGCTGTCTCCGTCCGTTCCAGCGCCAGTG